GTCCAGTTAATTTAGTAGTTTCATTTACATCTGATGCAACGATTCTAGGAGACGTAAATTGATTATCATCATTTAACGCAACACCCTCAAATCCTTGATCTATGAATGATATCTCAGACCCACCAGAACTTGTGCCTGAAACAGTTCTTATACTTGCAGATACGGTTGAACCATCACCAGGTGTAATTACATCAAACACTGGAGTGATTCTGTTAAATTGTATGTTTCTTGATCCCCTTGCATTTAAACCACCGAGTTGATTTTCATCTGTAAAACTTGGTATTTCATCAGGATTTGTAACGTCACCCCTTAGAATCTGAACATGATATTTATCAATATCTCTCTTAGATTTTAATAAAGCACTTGATGGAAGTGTATGTATTTGATTATTAATCCTGTGTAGACCAATACCATTTAATTCATATGGGAATATTTGAGTGTTAACTAAATGAGATTGTTGAATTGAATCAACACCTCTTGAACCAATACCCAATGAACCTGCAGGTGATACTCCAGCAGTGATTGATGAATAATAAATTATTTCACCATTTATTTGTGCGTATCCCGCACCTGTTGAGATTCCCTCTTGAGTTCCAAATATGGTAGTATCAGCGACTGATACAGTATTATCATTAAGACCGAATGCTGCAGATATGGTGGTAGGGACTGAATTTGGTTCAATACCAGATAATTTGACCACATTGGTATCAGCATGCATACCATGACTAGGTTGAGATATTTCAATTACATCACCAGCGTATAGATCATTTATTGGATCTGAGCTTGCAATAGTAGTACCAGCCATAGCCACAGCACTGCTACCATTATATACAACCAGAGGGCGACCAGTAGTAAACTCTGTGCCTTGTACATTTGTAAGATAAAGTGTGTTTCTATTTGATAAACCTGTGACGGTTATTTGTGCACCAGATCCTTTAACCATAGTGCTGGTTGTTAGACCTAATACGTCACCAATTACATAACCAGATCCACCACTAATGCTTGAAGGATCAGAGTTTATTGTTCCTTGAGCATTAATTACGATAGTTGCTGTAGCACCTGTTCCAGATCCAGTGATATTATATAATGGAACAGCAGCGTAAGTTCCCTGCGAATATCCAACACCAACGTTAGTTTTAGTCATTGCATTTGCAGTTCCACCCGCTTGTTCAACGATACCAGAAATTGCTGTTGAAGTAGTTTCATCACTCACTTTAGCACCTGGAATTAGAATATCATTCATCACTGTGGTGTTACTAATAACAACCTTTAGTTTCCGTGGTAGTGTTTTAATTGGATCTTGTTGAAGTTTAGATGAAGCACCATCAAGTATTTGCTTAGGATTATAGAAGAATGCAGTTCCTGAATTTGCAGTAAAATTACATTTATAAAGTTTAAACTTCATATCTTCAAACTGACTAGCAGTCCAAATTGTTCCATTTTGTGACTTAAATAAACTACCACCAATATACTGTTTAGTTACAATAACACTTTCCGCATCGGGTAGTGTGGTTGTATTGATAGTTTTTTCACCCATGCGAGCACACCAAACCTCATATAAATTTGATGTTGGTGCTAAAAGAACTATGCAATATTCTTGTTCGGGTTCAAGGTATACAGGTGATGGGAATTTAACATTAGTTGCAATAGAGGCATCTGTAGATGTAACAATTTGAGATGGTTCTAAAGCAACCTCTCCATGAATAACAACTAAGTTTTCTGTGGGAGTTCCTAACTGTAATGGTCTAACTTGAACTGTAATTTTTGTTGATGGATCTACGTTTGCAAAAAATAAGTCAACTGATGATAGAAACGCTCCTTTTGAATCAACTGTAAATGATTGTGCTAAAGGATCACTATGTTTACGTCCTCTTCTTCTCCTTCTTCGTCTTATTGGTCTGAAGACATTTACTCTCTGTCTTGATAGTTGATTTACTAAACCATTCGCATCATATGTTGTCTCACCAGCACTTATTATTAAACTTCCAGGTAATATTGGTTCATTTGTACTGCTAGATGTAAGTTTAAAAGTTTTTGTGCCTACAGTAAATCTTAATGGTGGTAATGGAGTTGTAAACGGATCTCTAAAGAATAATGCACCACTAAGATCTCCAAAGGTATCTGCTATTAATTTAACACTTGAAACTGTTGCTTGTGATCCACTAGTCTCACCAAGTAAAGTCATACCTTGACTTACAAACCCAAAATATTTTCCTAACACTTCGTCAACTAAGGAGTTTACATCTACGTTTAAAATAGTTGAGGATGAAGAATAGACTGATGGAAGTTCAACACTTCTATCATAAGGATTTAAAGTATAAATGGTTGTAGGAGACGCACCAGGACCAGTTTTATGATTAGGTGCATATGCCCTCGCACTGAATACGTGATTACCACCAATATAACCTTTAACTGTTTCACCTATAACAAAAGATCCAGAGGACATTGTAATTTCAATTAACTTTGGAACTATATCAATTCCACCTGTATTATCAAAGAAAGCATAATGTCTTTGTAAAGGTCTTAACTGAAATGCATTAAAGGCAACATTCCTTGATCTAATATGACTATCTGCAGTGATAGGACCTTGAATTGTTTCTATGTATGATTGAACAAGAGCACGATCACCTTGAATATCCTCTTGATAAAGTCTTTGTCCTCCACCTATATCAAGACCTGGAACTTGTCTCCATCCACCATTACGACGACCAAATAGTAAGCGACGGAACCATCCTCTTCTTCTTACTCTATATCTGTCGTTTCTTCTAGGTATTCTTTGATTATGTTGTAACACAATATCTGGTCCTACAACAACTCTAGTGTTTGAGGAAGCAGTATTAATAGTTCTTGTCCATGAGTCTGCATCTGGATTTAAACGTATAATTCCCTCTATTTCAATCATGTTGAATGGGTTCACATTTTCAACTCTTGATGCTAATGGTTGATTAAACATCTCAATTTCATCATACTTTAGAGTGATATGATTACCAGTTTTTTGTACATTAGAATCTAATAATTCTAAATCGGATTGGAAATCTGCGGTGTCTACATTTATTGAGGGTTGTAAGGCAGGTTCAGGTGCTAGGGTGTAAAGATCGACAGCTGTAGTAAATTCTCCAACGTCAACCACTGAAAAACCTCTAGATAATGGATCTTGGCGTAGTGAGTCTCTAAAATCATCAACAAAAAATCCAGATTTGAATCTATCTAAATTATCAACATCTCTAACTTGGAAAGTTTTTGTATCAAGTTCTAACAAAGAGAGTGATGTGGTCTCTTCAAGAGTTTCTATTCTATCCTCAAGTTTACCAATATCTCTCATCGTATATCTTTTATTATCTACTGCTCTAATTTCTGCGTCTTTTACATCATAAAGATAAGCGGGAAGAGTGATAGTCGCAATATGCATAGACTCATCAATACCTGCTGGTGCTTTAGGATTTACCGATGATACACCTTTTATCACAGTCAAAACACCTTCTTTACTTAAAGTTACCTTATCAATTCTTGGTAGATAATGCTCATAACCAATTAAAGAACTTTCTTGTGGTGTTACTGTAAGACTAGGATTGGTTGATGCTGAAAAATCTCTACTTGAAAATGCAAATGGTGACGTATTTGTCGCAGTAAATCTACCAACTCTAGGTCTGAAATCTAAGCAATCTGAAATTCTTATACCAGAATCGGTAAATGGTATATCATCTTTATATGATTCAGATGGATAAGAGTCTACGGTAAACACATCACCAGTATCGCTACTTGGAACTTCAAAATAATTGAATATAATTAGTAGTTGTCTTGAAGGAATATAATCATTAGTTCTTCGTATGCGAGAATAATCATAGAATTGTTCTCTCTGACCTTTATCCAAACCATAATTTTGTGTTATATCTTGGAAGTTACCGTTACCAATAACTTGAAGAACAGAAGTAATATTAGACTCTTCAAATGTGCATATTTCTCCAACAATAAATTTAGATGAATTTAGATAGACAATTTCAACTTTACTTACCGATGATCTTGTTACTATTTGTGCAAGTGCTCCACTGGTAGATCCTACAATTTTTTCACCTAATATAGAAGATGTATCAAGATCTAAACCTGATGGGAATGTAAGTGAATCTAAAGTTGGTGCTGATGTATCTAATGATTCGTAAACAGCGACAATCTCTACAACATCTGGTAAATTCAGTGATATTTCATCATCTTGAACTCTCAATCCCATATAAGTGCTTGTTGTAAGTCCACTTAATGCAGTTGATGCAGCAGATACCGTTCCATTAACTGTAAGTTTTTCACTCCTAATATATTCCTTCTTCTTACTTTCAATACCTATTTTTTTAGTGGTTACATTAACAACAACATTTGATTCATTTTTAGTTAATCCAGTAAATTCAACTGTAGCACCGCCAGAACCGAGGGTAACTTGATCTGATGTAAGATCCTCTATAGACCCATCACTATAAGCAACATAATATCTTTCAGCATCAAATGTTTCAAATAGAGCACTAGTCAATCCTATGCTCGCATTTGTTATGGGTATACTAAGAGCACCTGTAACTGAGTTGGTTGCTTGTCCAGTTACTTGTTTTGATACCATCAAATTTGAATTTGCAAGATTAACTGTGGAAACATCATCACTTCCTACTGGTGCAAACAACCCACCATTTTCAGATACTATGGGTGATCCTACTATTAAATTTGTTTGAACTGCTGCTGATGGTAGTCCTCCTTCACATACCCCACTTACATCTGTTACTGCTTCAACTTTTGCAGTGGTCAAACCCACACTTTCAATACGATTAAAACTATTAACTGCTTGACCAGCAACAGGATATTTAACTATATCACCAACTCTTAAACTAGAAATTACATCTAATGTACCAGTAACAACACCATTAGTTGCTATCTGTACTTGATCTGCGACCCCTATGCCCGACACTGCTGTTTTTTGTAAAACAACGTCTCCTATGAAGTTAACAGCAAACCCAGTTATTCCACTTGTTCCTTGATAAACTGATTTTACATCACGTATACTGTTTGTTTTTAATGATTGTATTGATCTTACAATCGACTCATCACCATTTATTGTAATTTGTTCACCAGTTACAAAAGTGCCTGATGTTTGAGTTAGTATGACCGCTGTTGTATTATTAACTGTAGTTTGAACAAATCCTGTTGCCCCACTACTTTTTCCTTTTATGAAAGATGCAGCTGGACATTGTAAAGGACTTAACGCTGTATTAATATCTAAATTAACAAATGTTTGTACATCAAATACATATAAATCATGCTCTGTCGCTGCATTTGAGTAAGTTGCATCAGATAAATTATGCATGTATACTCTTGCTTCACCTATTTGTTTGGTGGTGCCTGGAGGAGTTGTTGCACCTGTTCTTCTCTTATCATATAATCCAACAGTGAAAGTGGTTGCTGCCCCTATTTGTGGAGTTCCAGTCACGTTATTTAATTTAAATTTTGTTCCAAATTCAAAAGGAACTTGAGTATTATCAATTTTTAAAGTATCTCTTGGTTTTTCAACATCTAAAATAGTTGTATTTACAAAATCAACATCATATCCTTTAACATATGCAGTTCCAGCAGATATCTTAACAGCCATCAAATCTTCTGATGGTGTGTTTCCCTGCTCAGTTTGTTGTCCTTCAAAGTATACTCCCTCATTAGATTCTCTATCATTTAAAGATTCATTAATTTGAACCTCAAAATTTTCTACTGCATAGTTTCCCGATTCATCAAATGTTCTCTTTGCAAAGTAGTCTCTAATTAAATTGTAATCAGAGGACTCTTTTAATACCTTAATTTCACCATTATCAATTCTTATTAGTTCGACAAAAGTTTTATCATCATAATCATTGATTGTTTTTTTAGATAGTGTTGCCGAAATCTTTAATCTATCAGCACCTGGTGCTGCAAAGTTTGAAAATCCCTTAGCATTATCATACAATGACTTATCATCTTTAGCAGATACTATTTCCTCTAAGATTGTTAGACCAACTCTATATGATGAAGTATTTGTATATGGGTCTAAAAGTATTTTACTTTTACTAACTTCTACGAAGGTTCCTCTTACAAAAAATACACCTTGTCCAATTGAAACTAATGATGAAGTTGCTGTAGCATCTTCACTTATTAAGGTTGCTACTGTTTCACCTGAAGTGATTGTTGTATTTCCATAAGTTATAGTGTCTTCTAATATTAAAGTCTCTCCATCTTCAAAACTAGATACTTCATTATCTGTTCCTGATCTAGAATAATTTACATATAATGTGATATCAGTAAATTCAGGACCATCAGTTGGGAAGAAACAGTCATCAACAACAGCAACAACTCCAGATGATTGACCTCTTATCTTCTTACCGTGCAATTGCTTTGTATACACTGTAACATCAATACCTAAATGATCTGGATTTATCTTTACCGCACTGTATACATCATTGTAAGTAATGTTACCAGGAATCACCATTGATCCCTCTTTAAACATATGACTGCCGAAAGATTCTACCTGATGTTGTAATATTGATTGTAACTGCGTTAATTCTCTTGCCTGAATCGGAAAGCCAGGTTTAAATAATACACGATAAAAATTATCATCCTTATCGAAATCGTCAAAAAATGGGTTTATATTTAAATTCGTTTTTTGTGGCATTTTTTAGAATTCTAGAATGATTTTAACGTCTTCTTTTTGTCTAGCGTTTCTCGTAATCAGTGGGCGATTATCAAGATATACTATATCACCTGACTTTTTATTTATCTCAGGATTAGAAACCCCTTGTGTAAATTGTGTATCTAATGATATTAATTTGGTTCCACTTGGATTGGTACTAACACCTGTGAAACCAGTATCAATAGAACCATTGAATCCACTTGTACCACAATTAACTTGGTTAGTATTAGATTCAAAAGCATGAACTTTAGCAAAGGTAGATACTCCAACATAATCTGTAGTATCGAATGAAGTTTGATTCAAGAAACTTGATCTATCTTGAACAAACTTAATTACCTTTGTATCTACATCATATGCTGCAACAAACCCTTTTGCTGTTCCACCAGTTACAACTTGACTTATAGTCTCACCGATCTGTGGTGTACCATTATTTGTAGTTAAAAATTTTAAGGCACCTACAGATGAGAATGTAGGATCTGTAAACAATGAAGTAGATCCAATGGATGTTGGATTTTTAAGTATACCTATTTGAGAAAAACTAGTATTTACAGGGAAATCATTTGTTGTGGATGTATCAAATCTAGCGAATACTAATACTCTATCAGATCCTAACTCTTTATAAATGTCATGACCATGACCCTTAGATGGAGGAATAATTGGTATTAAACTCGCTTTAGTAGATGCACTCGTATTACCTATTGCACCCAAATCAACCATACCATATGTGTATCCCTTACCACCTGCAGAAACAACTGCATTTGTAATTTTACCATTTACAACATCAACTACAACTTTACCACCAGTTCCATCACCTAATATACTAACCTCTTGACCAGTTCCATTTGAATACCCTGTTCCCTGATTTTCAATATATACCTTCTTGATTTGATTGTTGCTCACATCAGAGTCACCATTATCTCTAACTGCTACCACCTGAGAGTCGGTTGATGTTGACCAATTATTTGAAACGGATATAAAATCTGTTGAATCAAATTTGATAATGTCGCTTGGGGACACTGTAAATAAGTATTTCCAAAGATATCCATCTCCACTTGTACCAGCTTTAGATGGTTCTAAGTCAGTAAATGTAGGTTCATCTAAGGAGGAATTTCCAGTGGTGTTAATTCCAGAAGATCCATTATCAATACAAATATAAACTTTAAAATCACTATTCATAACGTAGTAATTTGCATCATATAACCTTGCTGATCCTGTTATTGGTGATGTATTATCTAAATTATAATCATGACGATACATCTCATACTTGGTTCCTCTTGCCCAAGATATCTTTCTTACAAGTCTTCTCACATTATCAGAAGTGACTTTTTTACCAAAAGACATATTATCACCCACAAAATTCATGTAGTTGATATTATCTGTTGGACTTGGTGTATCAGTATTAAAATCTGTCTTTCTTCCAAACCCAGATGTAGTTGGATTGGACAGACCAACAAACACATAGTAAGAATTGTTAGAGTCTGTAACGTTATCTACAAAATTACTTGCGTTTAATATTCTAAACTGATCTGTTACAATAG